CAAGGACGAGTCGTTCTATTACCAGATGGAACCGCTCGTGCAAGAGATGTCCGGCAATCGGGTCGGTACGGCCATGATGAGCGCCTATCAGAATCTGTATCAAGGCCGCACGACGAAGCGTTCTATGGCGCTGCTCAACGACCTGGGACTGATTGGCGATCAAAGCAAAGTCCAACACGACAAGGCCGGCCAGATTTCGTTTCTAAATCCTGGTGCCATCAAAGGCGCGGACCTGTTCCGCGAAAGTCAATTCGAGTGGATGGAGAAAGTGTTGTTGCCGCAATTGGCGAGCAAGGGCATCACCAGCGACAAAGGCATCCTCGATGCCATCGGGGGCATTTTCTCGAACCGTACTGCGGCGAACCTGACCGCGACGATGTACCAGCAGCGCAATCAGATTCACAAGAATGAAAAGCTCAATCGTGGTGCCGCCGATATCGACCAATTGGATAAGCTGGGCCGTGGAACTGCACACGGTCAGGAGCTCGAAACAGAATCGAAGCTGGCCGACCTCAAGCTGAAACTCGGAACCTCGATTTTGCCGATGTACGCGAGCGCCTTGCAAATGGCAACCTCGGCGGCGCAGGGCTTCACATCCTTCATGGAGCGCAACCCCATGCTCGCGAAGGCAATGATTGTCGGCCTTGCTGCCGTGGCTGCGATCCTGGTCGTCATCGGCCCGCTGATGCTGGGGCTCGCCTCGATCATCGGACCCTACGCCATGTTGCACGTCATGTTTGCCCGGCTGGGAGTTCAAGGCGGCGTGCTTATGCCGATCCTGCGGGGCGTCGGGACGGCCTTCATGTGGCTCGGCCGCGTGTTCTTGATGAATCCTATCGGCCTTGCCGTGACCGCTATCGCGGTTGCCGCCTATCTGCTGTATCGGAATTGGGAGCCGATTGCCGGCTTCTTCATGGGCCTATGGAGCCAAGTGCAAGCTGCATTCGCCGGCGGACTCGGCAGCATCGGCGCGCTGATTTTGAATTGGTCGCCGCTCGGTTTTTTCTACCAGGCGTTCGCCGCCGTGCTCGGTTGGTTCGGCATTGACCTGCCGGCGAAATTCAGCGAGTTCGGAGCGATGATCCTGCGCGGCCTCGCCAATGGCATCACGGGCGCGCTCGGCGCAGTAAAAGACGCGGTCATGTCGGCCGGCTCTGCGGTCATTAACTGGTTCAAGGAAAAGCTCGACATCCATAGCCCGAGCCGCGTCTTTGCTGAACTCGGCGACTACACCATGCAGGGGCTTGCCGTCGGCATGAATCGAGGCGAGAACGAACCCTTGCAGGCGGTTTCCAGTCTGGCGCGCAAGCTTGCCGGCGTCGGTGCTGGCATCGCCATCGGGGCGGCCGGCATGCCGGCTATGGCCTTCGATACTCGCCCCGCGCTGGCACCTGGCGGCGGTGGCGGCGTGGTTGTCCAGGGCGACACGATCAACATCACCATTCAGACCGTACCGGGAATGGACGAACAAGCAATCGCCCGTGCCATCGAGGCGGTGCTCGACCGTCGGGAACGCGACAAGGCGGCGCGCTTCCGCTCCTCGCTGTATGACCGCTCATAAGGAATCCGCATCATGATGATGATTTTAGGAATGTTCGTTTTCAGTCTGCCGACCCTGGCTTATCAAGAGTTGCAGCGGAAGACGCAATGGAAGTTTGCAAGCAATGGCCGCATCGGCCGGCGTGACGCGAAGCAATTCACCGGCCCAGGCGATGACACGATCACGCTATCGGGCTGGGTCGCGCCCGAGCTCACGGGGAGCCTCTACTCGTTCGACGCGCTTCGCTTGATGGCGGACACCGGGAAGAGTTGGATTCTGATTCAAGGCACCGGGCGCATCTATGGGTCATACATCATCACCGAACTATCGGAAACGCGCTCTGTTCTCGACGGCATGGGTGACCCGGCCAAGGTCGAATTCACGATCACGCTTGAACGCACCGATGACAGCGTCCTGTCGATGCTGGGTCTTGGCGATATTTCTGACCTCAAAAACATGTTGAGCCTCGATAGCATCACGAACAGCATCACCGAGGGCGCAAAGAACGCTATCGGCAGTGTCGTCGGCGGCGTCACCGACAAGATCGGCGGCGTTGTCGATGCCATCAAGGGCAAGTTCGGCGGGGGCGGCGCATGACGGCATTGGTTCCTGCTTTCAAAGTGACAATGGATGACAAGGACATCACTATCCCTGTCACGCAACGCCTGTGCAGCTTTCGATTGCTCCTGACTAGGGGGGACGAAGCCGACCAGCTTGACCTGACGTTAGATGACGCCGACGGGAAGCTCGCCTTGCCGGCGACCGGCGTCAAGATTTCCTTCATGCTTGGATGGAAGGGAAAGCCGCTCGTCGATGCCGGCAGCTTTACGGTCACGGAGGCGGGACACTCGGGCGCGCCGGATCAGATTACGATTCGCGCACGCTCGGCGAACCTGATCGACACGTTTAAGCAGCAGCGCGAACGCAGCTACCACGACACGACGCTGGGCGCAGTCATCGACCAGGTCGCGGCCGAGAATCAATTGCGGTCGGGAATTTCCAATCCGTTGCGCGGTATCGAGATTCCTCACCTGGACCAGACGCACGAGAGTGATGCCGCATTGCTGCGCCGACTCGGCAAGAAATACGACGCCGTGGCGACCGTGAAGAATGACACACTCCTTTTCATTCCGATCAACGAAAGCAGGAGCGTAAGCGGCAAGGAACTGCCGACGGTAAAAATAAAACGCAACCTCGGCGACCATCATAATTATCTGTCGTCCGAGGCGGATGCATACAGCGGCGTGCGCGCCTTCTGGTTCGACGACGATCACGGTATGCGACGTAGTGTCGTCGCGGGCATCGCCGGCAACAGTAAGCGCCTGCGAACGACCTATGCGTCAGAGGATGATGCGCGCACCGCCGCGTCGTCGGAGTGGCAGCGGCTGCAACGCGGGCTTGCCACGTTCGATATGACCCTCGCCGTCGGCGACCCTACTATCTCGCCACAATCGCCTGTGCAGGTCTCTGGCTATAAGCCGCAGATTGATGCGACCGAGTGGCTGTCGAAATCGGTCGAACATAACGGCAGCCGCAACGGCTTCACGACGCATGTGCAGTTTGAGACCAAGACCGAGGCCGCCGACACCGAACGCGAATTGCAGAATGACCCAGACGAAGGAATTACAGGCGTCATCGCCAAGTGGAAAGACAAGGTCAGTAAAAAATCTGGAAGCCAGACCGCCGGCGCGCTCGGCAATCCTAAAACGTTGAAGCATGTCTATGCGGGCAAGCAAAGCGCGAAGAGGGCTGCAAACCTCGAATGGGAGAAGATTAAAGAAGTGCGGGAGATCATTGTCGAAAACAACCGTTCATGACGCCTTCGGCCGAAGTTTTAGCCTAACTTCGCCTAACCGATATGTTCTAACAATTTCGTTATTCACTTGATCGTAGTGCGTATTCCGAGGCAGCATATATTGCGCCACGTCGGGGTTTCTCTCATACACTTTTGCAAAATTCAGTCTGTTCCAGCTGGAAGCAGCGCGTTGCAAAATCCTCTCTTCGCGGGTGAGAGAACTGGGGTTCGTTGGTACGATGCCTACCACGTTGAGGACCATCGCTAAAACCTTGCTGTTCTGGTGGTGGGCTCGAATCCGCGACATAACACTGATTTCTTCCATGATGAGCCTAATGAGCTCCCGACGTATTGCCGCTGACGCCGGCCCAGAATGAGCATTGTCAAAGAAGGAATTCCAGACGAGGTTATGCTGAATACTCCATGCCGCATCGGCATCCTCAATTACCTCGGCCGCTATTTCGACTATCTCCAGCATGTTTTTCGCTACTATTTTGTAAAAGCCAGGAAGCTGTCGAGTCAGATGCAACTTGCTCAGTTCGGGACCTGCGAATGCGTCGAGCTCCGTCATCATCTCTTCAATGATTTTCACTGCCACGCTAAACTTCTTGTATGCAGGCTCATCATAGATGCGCGAATGCCCTTTAACAAATCTCAAGTCCATGCACTGGCGCGTGATGAAAGATAGTGCCCTAGCGAGGGTTGCTGAATAGGTCGCCATGCGATCAGCGCTAACGTAGCTATTCACGGCCATGCGATAGCAGCGACCGTAGGCTTTCAACTCTTTATCGGTAAAGGGTTCGTCGTAAGGAGGAGTTGCATCTAGCGGCGATGAAAATCCGTTTCTCCCGAGGGCTTCGACGAGCTCAATGTTTCCGAAAGCCGCGCGCATAAAGAATTTTGCCTTGGCTGCGAACCCGTGGCTATAAAGATTCTCTTCGTGAAAAACGAGAGAGTCGGATCGCCGCAACATCGCTAAAACTAGATTTTTGGCAAATACTCCGGCGCAACGCGGATATTTCTTTTGCGTCGTCATTTCATGAAAAAACTGTACGGCCGTCTGATTGGATGTTGCGGCGATGGCGCTGCATAGCTTCGGCGACGCCATAATCTCCAGCAAAGTATATGCCCGACGCGAGGCCCAATCTTTCTTCGTCAGTTTATTCGACGGAATTTCACTGATTCGAATAATGTCTGCGTCATCCGGTGCGAAGCGGATGATGTTCGACATAGATCGGGCCAGTTCGGATGCAACGACCGCGATCTCTTTTTCATCGTTCGCTATCAGCACGCGATGGACTACTGTCATAAAGCGACCGCTATTGGCTGGTGAGAATACCGGTGGTCGTCGGCCAACCACAACCGCCCATGAACAAATTACGATCAGAAACGCCACGCCCATAACCGTCTGCCAGACGGCCAGATTTCCGATTGCATCGGGGATTGGATAATGCTCGGTGAAAAAAAGGTTAGACACCAGGGTACCGATACCGATCGCACCGACAACCCAGAACGAGACGGCCGGAAGATTTGTTGCCGATACCATCGAACGGAATTTGTATTTGAAATCCGTGATTGTGTATATGACGCCAAAAATCGCAAGCGCTGCAATGAACTCAGCAAAGCCGAAGATTGGCATTTGCATGTCCGACTTTGCAGGATTGAGGCATAGGCTCATCCAGGTCGCGGCGCAAGGCGGTTGCTCGGCGGTGCTCATTGGGGCCGCCTCCGTGAGGCTGTCGCACGCCCAGTTAACCTTGCAATGAATGGGAAATAGTATTTTCTCAGTTATGTTTATTGTCATGGCCGGTTCATGGGTTGGATTCGCCCTCGCGAATGCGGTGCTGTGATCCTAAAAAAATGGAACTGGCCGGCTGATAGAGATGAGCGACGACAGTGGTTCTTGCTTCCAGAAAATGCAAAACGTCCATCTTCGCCCGCCGCTTCCCCTGGGTCATATGTATTACCGAGCGCGGCGTGCCGTCGTCCAAATCGGAGGCGTGCCGTCGCCTGTGGCAATACACTCGTTGATGCTGCCGGTCAATGTTCTGATGGTGCTGCCTACTGAATGTGTTTTGCCATCGACGTAGCATTTGTTCTCTACTGACGCCTTATCGGGGTCATGGGGTCCGGGCATTTCATAAAGCAGCCATCCGCAACTACAGGCCAAGATTATTATCAGCACCCATTGCGCGAAAATCGTTCGTTGCGCGCGGGCGAACGACGCGTCTTTTTCTACGCAGGCTGGGCAATGCGCGTGCTCGGACTGCGTCGCAATTTTCTGTTCGACGTTTGGAGCAACGGGCGCGGCGGGCGATTTCGATCCGCTTGCTATCCAGCCTTCCAGTGTCGCTTTGACCGACAAGTAATGCTCAATCGGAAGCTCCCGAAACTTGCGCAGGCCGAAATCTGCAATGAAAACTTTATAGATGTCGAGTTCCTTGTCGCCGCAAATCGCCGCCCACTCTTTGACAAGAAGATTGATTCTCTTTCGCTGGTAGTCAGTGATTAGCTGCACTTCCTTTTTGGCTTCGCTTAAATTCAAATTGACGACGTTGCTTAAACGCGGTGCCTCTTTCACGTCGCCTAGAACTGCCTGGCCGACATCCCCCGAAAACTCTACTTTTTCTGACATCGAAAACCTTAGTTTTATTCTGTTGCGATGCTGCGTTTCTATTTGTTGCCGCGTGCGAGAAGACTATCCCTTGAAGTCGCAGCGATTTGTCATCAGCCAGTATCCAGTCCTGGACAGTGGAATGACCTTCTTCCCGCGAATCACATACGTGGTGCGGCCGCCGGTGATTGGGCAGATTGATTTGACGGCTCCATTCGGCACACTCAAAAAGACATCAATCACTTCATCCCCTACTTTGAAGTCTGGCGGTTCCGCTTCATCTTTTCCTATCTTGCTTATGCTGATGCGGTCGATAGTCATGCCCAATTGTGGCAGTCGCTCGCCGATATTCTTGTAGCCAAAATCTTTATCGGTTACGGGTATTCGCGACAAAATAGATTGCATTTTCTTCGCGTCCGTAACGGTTTCTTCGGCGTGAGCCAGCGGAAGGAAGGCGGCGCAAACTAAAAAACTAACAAGCGATAACTTCATATTTCTCTAAATCAAAAATTCAATAGTCAATGCGCAGCAATTGCCACCGCCATGACGTGTGTGTTTCGTTACTACGATACGAAACAAAGGCTCATTTTTTTTTACGGCCGACGTTGATGGTCTGCGGCGCAGTAATGTCGCCTGCCACTTGCTGACCAATGTCACCTTTGAATGCAACGTTCTGAATTCTTGGTGCCGCTGGCGCTGCGGCGCTCAGGGTTGTATCTCTGAGAGCATCAAGCATCCCGAGCATGCGGGCTTTGCCACGCACGTCGAGCGTTTTGAACGTGAGCAACAATTCGCGCTCGTCAGCGTCGAGCATGTCCGGCGATGGCTGACCGTGCAACACATAGTGCGTATCGACGCCAGCTTCGGCAACGGCCAGCAGATAGTCGGCGGTCGGGGACCGCTTGTCCTGCTCGTAGTTGATTTGGGTATTCTTTTCGACCTTGCCCACGGCTGCGAACTCTGGCTGAGTCATGCCGAGCCGCTTCCGCTCCTCTTTGAGCCTCTGCCCTAAAGTAATCATATTTCTATATTTATCGTTGCAAAGTACAAAAATTTGTACTAAAGTGCAGTCATTGCTAAGTGACGTACACAAATGATATCCCATGAGCACACTCGATACAGCCCCAAATACTGAGCATGATGGCGCTTCGAAGCCAATCACGATGCGCCTCAATCCCGACGAGCTCGCGAAAGTCGAGCTGTACGCCAAGCAGGACCAGCGCACCCGCGCTTCATTCCTGCGCCTGCTGACGCTGCGCGCTCTGGCGGCGTATGAAAAACAACTCGAATCAACCACCGCTTGAACCAGGGGAATACCGCTATGTATCCAGACCCGAAACGCGTTCGCCAGCATCGCGTAATGC